CTCTATTAGTGCTTTTATCTCTTCGAGTTCTTGCTTTAGGTTGTAGCGTTGCTTGCTGTCCGCTAACAACACCATGGTTTTCAGCAGACGCTTCGCTCTCTCCAAGGCGATTCTTCCTTCGTTGCTCATTGGCTTTCCTCTTTCCGCAGACAAACTTAATTTCATATTTTCTGCTTAATGCTAGTAAATGTTTGTATGATATATCAAGCAGAGTAGATGTTTCTCTTATGGTCAGCCCCATCTCTGCTGCGTTGATACACTTGCTTAAACTCATTTGTGCTTTCTGCATGTGCGCCTCTTGTTAGATAAAAAAAGGGACAGCCCGAAGGCTGCCCAGTTACAGGAGAACACCTCCTTTCTAGAACGGTATGTCGTCACCTTGCAAGGGGTCAGTTGTTGGTGCTGCTGCACCGCCCGACATCTTGTCGCTTACTTGGAACGACATATAAGGCTTACCATCCTTCATCTTCTTCCATCCAGCAAGACGTTTCGTATCACCAAGTGGACCGCTGTAGTCGGGCGCTGACTCATTGCCCTTCTTATCGTTGTCAAAGAACACGCCAATCTTTTCGTACATCTCAATGATGGGCTTGCCGTCTCGCGTCTGGTCCTTGACCAGCATGATCTTCTTGTCGTTACCCTCGACGTTGAGCTTGCCTTGCAAGATCATCTGCTGGGTGGGGAAGGGTGTGAAGGCTGCGCCTCGGTTAGTGTCGTCATACTCTGCCATGCTTCTGGCTCCTTATGTTAATTGGGGAATTAACCCCCTCGGTTTACCACCCGCCTGATGCGGATGTATTCTCTGATGAAAGACCTTTAGTCACTTGAACACCGCTGGATTGTTTAGCTGCCATGTTTCCGTCGTCATCTTCTGGTGCAAGGCAAGCCATGCCTAGCAGGCCGTAGCGTCTAGCGTAGGTTATAGCGCTACCTAAGCCCTGCATGTCTTGCTTACTCAAGACAAGGTAAACCCTGCTTGAGAACGCCTCTCCTGAGGTGTGAAGTATCTTTGTCTCGACATACATGCCAAGCTCGTCACGACCACAGGGTTGCATGACAACAAAACCGTTGTCTTGAAACACCCTTGACGTAGCGTCAACCACTGCCTCGAGTGAAGCGTAACGGTTCTTGAAGTGTGGGTTGAGGCTGTCTTTCTTTACAGACTCCATTGCTTGCTGCGCTTTGAGCAGCGCCTTGATTGCTGTGTCAGTCATTGTTGTTCTCCTCTAGTTTATCTTTAAGAAAGTCGCATGATGCTTTTCCGAATCCATAAATGTTTATAAATCTTTCGTTTATAAATTCGATTAACTCTTCTTCTGGTTTTGTGATTGACATTAGTTCGGACAATGCTTCGTTTGCTGCTCCAATAGTTTCTACCATTGAGCATGCAAGGGCATATCTTAGGTCGTTATCGGTCATCTCTTGGTCTCCCTTTGTCTATCCATTCTTGTCGGTCTTTGTGGTAGAAAACTGAATCTACCATACTTAATCTTCGCCATGGTGGGTTTTCGTATCCTGAAAAAACTTCATCAATACTTTCACATTCATGTATGAAATGCCTGTGAGGTTGATGTCCTCTTATTTTATTATAAAGCGGATTGTATATTTCAATCAGACTTTGTTCGCAGAGGTAGGCTTTTTTAAGACACTCAAACGGTTGATACAAAACGTAATAGTCAGTGCCAGCAAATGGTCTGTCGTTTGACTGATGCTCTTTAATTCTTTTTTTAACATTCTTAGAGTACCCAATGTAATGTGGATGCAATCGGCGTTTAAGAATAAAAGCATACACTCCTATCATGTTGCTCTCCTTGTGATACGAATGGCTCCACGCTTGTCGCGCTTCGCGGTTAGATGATCGCAGTAAACCTCACGCTCATTGTCACCAACCATTTCTTTGATTTGTTTTTTGGCTGACTCAAATGCTTTGGCGTCTGCCTCTAGAGTAACGTAAGTGTAGGCCGCGTCATTGAATTGGTTGTCTTGCGTGGCGTCACGCTTGACCATGTTGTCCACCGACACCTTGTCAATGCTAAGTTGTATCGGCTGGTCATTACCAACTGGCTCTTCATCGCGAAGAACGTAACCCCAGAAGTCCGACACCACTGCCCACATAGAATTGAAATACTCTTCGCTGCGCCTGACATGAGCCGACTCCCATTTATTATTACCAAAGATAACAGATAGATGCGCACCTTCAGCCTTAGCTAGGTGGATGTATAGCTGTAGCTGCGGCATGTAATACTCAATTACTTTATCCAAAGTATTGTATGAGTTAGTGTGCTTAGCTTCTACGATAGAGTCCTCGATAGAGTCATCAACCATAGCATCAACAGTACCCTTGACCGGGACTGATCCAATCATTTCTTCAAAAGATTTCTGAAACCCTGTGAGAGTGCAGTCATATTCTTCTGCAAACCAAAGCAGATTAAACTCTTCAGTTTGTATGCCCATCTGCACTGCGATGTTGCGGGACAAATCATCAGGCTCAATGCGACCTGTCTTGACCTGCCATAACTCTAGCCAGTTCCCCTGCATTATTTTTACGCAGTCGGAACCACCTATGAAACCCTTACGTTCCATGTTGTTCTCCTTTGTTTACTTATAGTAGGCTACTGCTTATGTGCAGTTATAGCAATACCAAGTGACGTTACGTCATTCGTACTTGCCGTACTTCTCGAAGTCTTCTTCACCGAGATGTTGGAATTTCTTGAGGCGCTTCTTTGTTTCGCCTTTGAGGTATGGCTCACCGATGGGTTCGCCATTGCGGATACGCTCCGCCATAATCTTATCGCTGTCTAACACATAGCCAGATCTCTTGTACTCACGGGCCATGACCGGAGAGCTTGCTGCCTTAGAGACATGTGCATCCCATATGGACGGACGCGCTGCGTCACTGAGCTTGGTTGTTTTGTATGTCATGTGCGCACCTTTGATGGGCTGTAATACTGAGCAACACGAGCGCCGCTAGTTGTTTCGACCATTACCTTGTCGATGTTTACGCCTTCGTCTTTGAGGTCTTTGATCCGCGCGGCTAATCGAAAGCATCCAAACTTTTGGAGGGCGTCGATTGCTGTAATGCGATACCCTTGCTCAAGGTATTGCTTGATTACTTTGGTTTGAGTTTCCATTGTGTTCTCCTTAGATAAGTTTCTCTGCTGCATAGAGAGCAATCAGTGTGGCTTCTGCTCGACCATCATCTTTTACTCTAGCAAATAAGTGGGCGTAGTGCGGAAGACGTTGCGTCACTAGCGCACGGCTCACGCCTTTGTCCCTGTTTAATCCGAAGTGTTTCTTCCACACAGCGGGACTGACGTATTGAATGGGCAGCTTGCACGCTGCAATGCCCATCTCTAGTTGTCCGTAGCCCTGTCCAAAGCGGAAGGTACTACTGACACCCTGCCCCGGCATCGCCGAGACACGCTCAACAACAGCAAGACATGATTCGTCTGCCTCATTGCTGAGGATTCTTAGTAGCTCATGTAAGTTAATTAAAGTTTTACCCTTTGGGTTCTTCATCGTTGGCATATCATAGCATTCGAGCTTGCCTGTCTCTGTCCAGTATAGGCTGACTGCTCCTGTATATCCGGGGTCTATTCCATAGATGAGCATGTCGATCTCCTTACCAATCAGTCGATGGCTTTACGTTTGCTTGGATGCTGTCTTCCCACGCGCCAGCCTGTAGCTTGACGCTAGGTTTTTTAATTCTTTTTTTGTTTGGTTTTGTTTTTGATGTTGGCTCTTGCCACTTGTCGTTGACGTAGCAACTCATGCAAACATACCAGTGCTTCTCTGTTGAGCGACCGCTATTTGTTTTGAGTAAAGCTACATAGAAATGAGTAGCAACCTTACATGCTACACATAGAATTGCTTTACCTTTCAGTGACTTCGATGTCATAACCTAGTGCATCTAACCAGCAGATCAGCATGAAGCCAGAGGGTATTCGTTTGTGTGTTTCCCATTTGTGAATAAGCGATGACGTACATCCTATTTTATTAGCCAATCTTTCTTGGCTTAACTTTCGCTTTAATCGCGCGTCTATCAACATGCTTACCATCGGCTCGTAATCTCTTGGTATCTTCACGGGCTTGTTGTATCTCTCGAACTTGGTCAATGGCATAGCTTACCCTTAGTGCAGTGTTATACCGTACCTCGGTCTCTTCATTGATAGTCCTATAGTAAGTCGATGTTGGTATGTTTGCTCGACTGAAAGCCTTGAGCAGCGGGACGTTTGCCTCCGCTGCTTGCTCTTTTATTATCTGAAGATACGATTTCATACTGCATTAGTGCAGCAATCTATTCATCGAAGTCAACATCTTCGACTTCTATTTCTCCATCACCGCCACAATTCTCACAAGTCTCTGCCTCACAGTAAGGCTCAGGCAGATCGTTGTATGATGTACGAACTGGCATTGATTCTACTTCGATGAAGCCATCACCAGTGCATACGGGGCAGCATACTGTGTGCTTGAATACATTCATGAGTACGGTATCTCATCATCAATAACGGGAGCTACATAGTTAGCTTCCCATGCTGCGGTTCCACGTTGGATAAACTTATCTCTGTCAAACTTTGGGTTCGTTGCCTCAAGTTCATCGGCAATGCTATGAAGATGGGTGGGCCACGGTACAAGTGGCCCAAGTTTATCAGCTAGAAATTCATAGTGCTGTCGTGACATACGCATTATTTAACCCTCCATATTCTAAGGTAATCATCCTCTTGAATTATTGTTTTAATTTTGATTCCCGCATCTTTAGCAGTCGCATAAGCAGTAGCTCGTTTGCTAGAGTTTATAAGAATGCTATCTCCTATTTCCATTTTTTCTAAAGTTAATCTCAATGGACCTCTAGGTTTTGTCACGTTACAGCTTGGAAGCGGTATGTTTTTTTCTATATAATACATTGTGTTCTCCTTAGATTACGTTCTCGCCCACCATTGAGGTGAACAGTTTATGATTCATTGCATTGCTGATTAGGATCTCACGATTGTATCGCGCTACCTCCGGTGACTTGAGGTCATTGGTATGCGTGGCCCAGTGGGTCAGGCAGTTATACAATGCCCACTTGTTCCATCCGAGATCTACTTTCTCACGATCCCAACCTGAGATAAGATTCTCAAGTTGCTTCT